CAATCAAGGATTTAAGCACACAAATCCCCTATACGCAGGAGGATTTGACACGCCTCGCCGCTGCGGCGGGCCAATCCGGCAAGGCTATGGAGGACTTGATCAAGATCGACAGCTCCGGCAATGTTACCGGTTTCCTGCGGGACATCGCCATGACCGGCGCGGCCATGGACATCAGCGCCGATCAGGCGGGCAACTGGGCCGCCAAGTGGGAGCAATCGCTGAAAATGACCCACGAGGAGGTCATGGTGCTCTTTGACCAGATCAACTATCTGGGCGCAAACAGCGCGACCACGGCGGCGGAAATCGCGGAGGCGGTCAATTCTGCGGCGAGCCTCGGCCAAGTGGGCGGCGTAAGCGCGGCCACAACGGCGGCGTTGGCGGATGCCATGCTGGCGACAGGCGTATCGACTGATCGCGTCGGCACCAGCATCAAGCGCATGATCGTGAATTTGAGCAAGGGCGCAAGTGCGACGAAAGCCCAGAAAGAACAGTTTGAGGAGATGGGCATGAGCGCGGAGTGGGTCGCCAAGGCCATGCAGGAGGACAGCGTGGGAACGCTGGATACCATCTTCAAGGCCATCAACGATCTGCCGCAGGAGCGACAGGTAGCGGCGCTATCCACCCTGTTCGGCCAATGGGCCATTGAGGGCGGCGCGAAGATCGTCAACAATCTCGATATTCAGCGGCGGGGCCGGTCTGCTGGGGAGTATCTATGGCCCCATTGCTGGCGGCCTCGGTAGTCTGCTGTCCGGGGCGCTGCCTATTGTGGGCGTGATCTCCGGCATCATCGCCGTGGTGAGCATCCTGACGGACAAGTTCGGCGGGCTGGACAAAATCGTGCAGCGTGTGTTCGGCGACACGGGACTGGAAAAGTTTACGGCATTCAAGGACGCGCTGCTGGGATTGTTCGAGGACGGCGGTGTGGCAAAGGCGCTGCAACCGCTGCAGGAGAGCATCACCAATCTGTTCGGCGAGGACGCGGGCGCAGCCTTTGGAGGCATTACCACCATCCTGCAATCGGTGATGGGCGTGATCGGCCAGCTCGTGACCTTTTCACAGACGACGGTGCGGCCCATCATCGAAAGCATATTCGGCTTTATCACACAGACGGTGGTGCCGGTCATTCTGCAAACCATCACAGCGGCGGCTCCATCCATCGCATCCATCATCAGCGGCGTGGGTTCCGTGGTCATGACGGTGGCGCAGATCATCGGTGAGGCAATGGGATGTGATCGCCAAGGAGGTATACGGCAGCGAGTACCACGCTGATGTGCTGATGGCGGCAAATCCGCAGGAGATCGACACGTTTATCTTCAACGCCGGGGTGGAGCTGAACACCCCGGCGCTGGAGGAGGAGCGGGACGGACTGCTGCCGCCATGGAAATACGAGGCGAGCTATGATTGAGACAAGACGGCTGGCGCTGGATGTGCGCTACAACAGCTACCCTTTTGCCGGGCAGGTGGGCGGAGACATCGAGAGCCTGACCTACACCGACAGCGCGGCGGACAACAGCGACAGCATCGACATCACCATCAACGCGCAGGACAGGAAATGGCTGCTGGGCTGGATGCCGGAAAAGGGCGCGACGCTGCGGGCGCGTGTTCTCGGCTACAACTGGGAACGGCAGGGCCAGCGGAGCATCATGGAGTGCGGGTTGTTCGTGCTGGACGATGTGAGCTTTTCGGACGCGCCGACGACCTTGCAGGTGGGCGGCGTGAGCAAGCCCAGCGACAGCGACTTTTCGGAGCTGGAGCGGGACGTGATCTGGAAGAACACCAGCATCAAGCGTATCGGCGCAAAGATCGCCGCGCGGTACGGCCTTGCGTTCACCTACGATGCCGACGACTACGACATCGAGTGCGACGAGCAGGACGGCACGGACAGCAGCTACTACAACAGCCTGTGCAAAAACTACGGACTTATCCTGAAAGTGTACGCCCGGCGGCTGTGGGTGTATGACCGGGAGAAGTACAAGGCAAAGCGGGCCGTGCGCACCTTTGACCGCTCGCAGATCAGGCCGGGGAGCTTCGGCTACACCACCACCCTGTCCGGCACCTATACCGGCGGGTACTTCAATTACACGGACGCGGACAAGGACATTGACATCGAGTGCAGCGTGGGCGGCGGCTCGCACACCAAGAGCGTGAACCGGCGGGCTACCAGCGTATACGATGCCAGCGTCCAGCTCTGCGCGGAGCTGAACAGCGCCAACCACGGGACGGTGAAACTACGCTTCGGCGTGGACGGAGACTGGAGGGTAAGCGCGGGAAACTGCATCGCGCTGACAGGCTTTGGCAACCTGAACGGGAAATACTTTGTGGACAGGGTGACGCACAAGATTTCCAGCAACGGACTGACCACCGACTTTGAGTGCAGCGGTATCGGCCCGGCGTTCCATTCGTGGGACGTGGGCGGCAAGATCGTGTATGGGTGAAAGTGGCGTGTCGGCGGAATGGAACGATGCCGGGTGGGCGGCCATATGAGCAGTCATTTACAAATCATCGCAGAGCTGGAGGCGCTTGTGGAAATGCAGGCGCGTATCGTCCGGGTGCTGGCGACACGCCTTGCGGAGCTGGGCGACACCGTGACCGGGAGAGACGAGATCGCGGAGGCCGACGAGGCATACCGCAGGGCCATCGGCGGGGACGAATGGCCGGAGTGAAAGCAGGAGGACAGGAAAATGTACATCGACGCGGACACCATCATTAAGGCGGCCAGCCTTTTGGGAGCAATCGGAGCGCTGGTCGCCGCCATTGTTTCCGTGTACAAGGTCATTGAGAGCAACAAAAAGCAGAGCGAGTTCATCAACGCCATTCAGGAGGAGCAGACGCTTATCTGCTATGGCCTGCGTGGTGCGTTGCAGGGGCTTGTGGAGCAGGGGTGCAACGGGCCGTGCAAGGATGCGCTGGACAAACTGGATAAGCACCTGAATAAAAGCGCGCACCCGCACATCAAGGAGGACTGACATGGCGGGAAAGCGAACGCAGGCAAAGACGAAAGGCCGGAAGAAGCGCATGGGAACCATGGACTTTATTCTGCTGATCGTCTTTTTGTGTCTGACGGTATTTACGATTGCCATGATCGTGCTGTTTACCGTGTACGGCTCCGTGCCGGATACGCTGATCACCTGCGTGTTCGCCACGCTGGGCGGCGAGTGCGGCATCCTTGGCTGGATAAAGACCACCAAGGAGAAGAAGTAGGACAGGCGGTGGCAGCTTGCGGACATGAGACGGGAAAAAGAGGAGGCGGAACGGATTGCACAGCAGACAGAGGAACCGTGAGGAGGGATAGATCATGCTGGCAGGAAAGAACAACGAGGAGAAAATCTGGAATTATCTGAAAGGTGCGGGGCTGAACGACTTCGGCACCGCCGGTCTGATGGGAAACCTGTATGCGGAGAGCGGCCTTATCCCGAACAACGTGGAGAACCTATACGAAAAGAGGCTTGGCGTGACCGACGCAAGCTATACGGCGGCGGTGGACAGCGGCAAGTATCAGTTCTTCGCAACGGATAAGGCGGGCTATGGTCTCGCCCAATGGACATACTGCTCCCGCAAGGCAGAGCTGCTGGACTATGCCCAATGCTGCCGAAAGAGCATCGGCGATCTGGAAATGCAGCTTGATTTCCTGATGAAAGAGCTGCGGGAGGACTATAAGGCGGTGCTGGCCGTGCTGAAAACGGCTGGAAGCGTCCGGGTAGCATCGGACGCGGTGCTGCTGAAATTTGAGCGCCCGGCAGATCAGAGTGAGGCGGCGCAGGCCCGGCGAGCTGTGTTCGGCCAGAAGTATTATGACCGATACGCAGCGGTAAAGGAGGGACAAACCGTGAAGCAGACGTTCAAGCCGAGGCTGACGCGCCCGGAAGCGGGAAACAAATATTACATCACCAAGGGGCGCGGCGGCTACTCCGACGCGATCAGAGGAAAGCCGACAGACACGCTTTGCGATGTGCTGTCAAACTGCGTAGGCTACGCCTACGGGCGGTTCAACGAGATCGGCGGCTACGGATGCTGTAAATATCTGCGTCCCGTGAACGCGGAGAATTTCATCCAGTACGCTACTGGCCTGACCGTGGGACAGATACCGAAGCTGGGGGCCTGCATGGTGTGGCGCAAGGGCGCGACGCTGAACGGCTCAGACGGCGCGGGCCATGTGGCTATCGTGGAGAAGATCATCAGCGCAACCGAGATCGTGACGAGCGAAAGCGGCTACGGAAGCACCACGCCATTCTGGACAAAGAACCGAAAAAAAGGAAATGGCAACTGGGGAGCTGGGAGCGCGTATATGTTCCTCGGCTTTATTTATAACCCAGCCGTGGCGGACGGTGCCGTTTCCGACGACGCGCCGCCGTCCGGCGGAGGAGTAACGGAGGGCGGAAGCGGCGGGTGCAAGGTGGGCGACATCGTGACATTCACCGGCGAG